ATGAACAGCCAGATGCCGTTGAAACGGACATAGCCGGGGTTCCCCGCATACGGACCCCAGTATCCCCCAACGTGAAAGATGATCGCCAGCAGCATCAGCAACCAGAAGACAAAGCCGATATCCATCGCTCAGTCCGCCGCCATGTCTTGGAACAGGTCACGCATCCGCGCTTCTTCCGGGTCTTCCGCCGGCGCCCACGAGGTGAACAGCGGGCAGTCTGCCTCGAGCCTCGCGCGGCTCATCTCGACGTACTGGTGGCTCAGGTCGATGCCGATCGCGTGCCGGCCGAGGCGATCCGCAACCAATGCGGTCGTTCCGGCTCCCGAAAAGCAATCCAGCACCACACACGGCTGCGTCTCGGCACCGCACGCGCAGGAGGCAGCCCAGCCGCCTGTAACTCTGCGGACATGCTCATAGTTCTTGCCATCCAGGCGCCTGACACGATCAGCAGACGAGCCTTTCGCTAGGCCACCAACGTCATAATCAGCGATCCTCTCGTTGCGGCTATTAGCGGCGCTGTCGGATGCTATTTCCCTCACCCACGGCGCCCCGCAGGCCGCGCAGCAGCCCCGCTCGCTGGTGCCGGCACGGATGCAGCGCTCAGCCAACAGCGGCGGGAAGGTCGCAAAGTGCGCCTCGGCATACGGGGCTGTGGCGATCGTCCAGACGTTGCGCAGGTTGCGGCCACTCACCACGATGTCGCGAGGCTTAGCGCCAGGATATGTGCGGTTCTCGTGGCCCGTGTTCTTCTGCGTGCCGTCATAGGACACCACGCGACCCTCGTTAATCGCCTCCTCACGCACAGCGTCGCTGTCATAGTAGTAGCGGCTTCGCTTCGTCAGCAGAAACACATGCTCATGCGCTGACGTCGGCCTATCGCGGCAGCTCTCCGGCATCGGGTTCGGCTTCGCCCAGATAATGTCCGACCGCACCCACCACCCGTCCGCCTGCAACGCCAGCGCCAGCCGCGCCGGCATCAGCAGGAGGTTCTTTGCCGGCAACCCAGTTGATAACGCGCGCTGCTCACGAGCGCCCATTCCATTCCCGATGAAGCTGCGGCCCGCCGCCGCATCACCCACGCAGATGCCTGCCGCTTGCTTGTGGTCGTGCCGCCCTACTTCGCCGCTCGCGTAGCTATCCCCCATATTCACCCAGCACGTGCCATCGTCGCGCAGCACGCGCCGCACCTCGCGAAACACTGCCACCATCGCCGCAAGGTAGGCGTCCGGCGTTGGCTCCAGGCCGATCTGGGCGTCGATGCGCCGCGCACCGCATGAGCACACCCTTGGCGGCGTTGCATCGCGGTTCGTCCAGCCACTCGGCGGCGCATAGACATCGTGCTGCACACGGCTACGCTCGCTGATCCTGGCAACGCTGTGCTGACACGCCGCATCCCCGCCATCCCACAGCGCCGTGCCGTAATCGCGCAGGCCGTAATACGGCGGGCTCGTTACCACGCAGTGCACCGACGCATCCGCCAACGTCGGCAGCACGTCCCTAGCGTCACCCGTCAGTAGCCGGATCGTCACAGCGTTATCGCCCCCACGGCCAGCGCCGCGCGATGTAGGCCATCGTCCCGAGGTGCCCGATCAGCACGCCCACCACCAGGCCAAGCAGCAGCCACCAGATCACGGCGCTCCGCAGTGCCCGCAGACGCGGCCCCAGATGCGCGGCTTACCGCAGGACGGGCAGGTGATGGCAATCAGGTGCGTCATTTGACCTTGCCCCAACAGGACGTCCGATCGAGCGTTCGCGATACCCCGATTTGCTGGGCTTTCCGCTAACACCGCGCGCTAACAGACCACGTCTCAGAGGCTAATCGGACAGACCGGGCTTCGCCGCCTTGACCGCAGCCTCCATCGCATCGCGGAACCAAGCGGCTATCTCGTCCGTGTCGATGTCGATGTTTGGCAACTCCCGCTGCCGGAACGCCTCGGCCCATTTCTCTGGATCAGCGCCCACCGCCCGCTGGAACTCCGCTCCGCTCAGCCGCGTGTAGTCGGTCATGCGGCCTCACGCTGCGCCATGAAGTGATAGAACGCGATCTTAGCCAATGCCTTGCGGTTTATATTCCCGCCGCCATTGTGCGGGATGCGGTGGTACTTCCAAACAAAGTTATCAATCCCACTGCTAATTGACGAGCTGTCCTTGTACCCGAAGTGCCCGGCGATTTCCTTTTGCGTGATACCACTGCACCACTGCGCAATCGCGAACGCCACATCCTGGTCGGTCATTGCGGCTCATCATCCCACTTGGGCCATTCGCCGCGAGCCAACGCCTCGCGTATCTTCACCATCTGGGGACGGTTCCTTTGACGCTCACTCTCGACACGATACGTCTCGCAAAATTCCGCCATCTCGGCGCGCACTTGTTCCCACCCCTCCTCCGTAAGATCATCCTGCAATCGTTTCAGCACGAATGCTGCACCGTGCGCGAACAGACTTCTGCCCTGGCGGGTGTCGGTAAACAGCCGCTCCTCCCATTTGGCGACAGTCTCCTGAAATGCTTCCTCTGGTGTCACGCTACACGCCACCCTGCCGGCTCGCCGCCGGAGCCAGCACGCTCAAACGCCCTCGTCCAGGTGTCAACGACGACCGGCTTGACCGCATCGCGCACGAACGGCCGCGACATGCAGGCGTAGCGAGCGCTGTCCGGCGCGTGGTCCTCCATGTCGCTGTCTACGTCCTCTGGCCGTGCGTCGTCGTGCTGTAGCGCCGGCAGTGTGCGGATCAGATCACGGCTGGTGGAGAACAGCAGCAGCATCGGCTTGCCGTCGGCGTCGCCCTCGAGCCTGGCCCGCACCTGGTCCCAGCCACCCATCGCGCCACGGCCCGCGACGCGCTTGTTGTCCGCCGGCCGGAAGATAACGCCGCAGCCAATCATACGTTGCGCAATGGATGGCCCGCCGTCCTCGGCGAACATGGCGGGGTCAGCAACGCCTGTCATAGGCGCTGGGTCATCAACCTCGCGGGATTTAATGCCAGCGGCTATTGCCTCGGCCGTCATGCGCAGCCCGACGTTGGGCTCGCCTGGCCGCATGCCGTACCACTCGCGGTAGTTGACCAGTGCACCGCGGGCGATGTCGTGGAGGCTGCCATCAGACACCGCCCACCAGTGGCAGGCGAACGGCCGCGCCGATCCCCAGTCAAAGCTGCGGAAGCGCGCCCAATGCTCTGGTAAAGCCCTCGGTGCGATAACGTGTCGGGACATTTCAAACTCAGGGAAGAATGCGCCGCTGACGACCGACCAGTCCCCCTCAAGCCAGGCTCGCACCAGTTCAGGTGACCCAGACGCACGCAGACGTTGCACATAATCTGCGCCGAGAAACCTATTGTCTCCCACGCGGCTCGGGATGTAGATGCGCTCGAGCCCTGTGTCATCCGTCAGCACTTTCCATCCCATGGGCGCTGGATCGATGTAGCGCGAACGCAGCCATTGATGGCCGGGACCGCCGGGATTGCCTGTCAGCCGCATGCCAACCGGCACGCCAGCTCCGCTGCGCAGCGTCGCCATCAGCTTCATAATCGGCGTTGGCGAAGGGAAGTTGCCGGCCTCCTCGACGTATACACGGGTGTATGAGGCGCCTTGATAGGTCTCTGCGTCGCTGTCGCGCTCAAGATAGGCGTAGGTGATGCGAGCGCCATTCGGAAACACAAAGCGTCGCGGGCTGTATGTCGCATGCGCGCCGATCTTGCTGTAGAGGTCGCGAGCGCGTTCGAAAGTCTCGTCCAACTCTACGCGCGTGCGGCGAACCATTAAGCCGATAGCATTTTGGCCGTGATCAGCAGCGTGTAGAACCCAATCGCCAAGTACGCCGTCCGTCTTACCTCCGCCTCTGGCCCCACCGAACAGCACTTCGAAGATCGGGCAATTCACGAACGCCGATTGAGGGCCATTCTGTGGTTCCCAGACGGTTTGTATTTCCGGTTCGATGGTGAGTGTCAGAGTCATTGGTAGCTATTACATCTGGCTGCGAACGGTAGGAAACACCTGTATTTACTGATGCTCCGCACGACCATTCGCCTCATTACCCATAAATATACCCTTAACAGGTGCGCGCGATGCTCAGTCGTTCTCATCAGCGTCGATGGTTTGCGGTGCATGAAGCCGCAGCCAATCGCTGGCGCTTTCAACGGGTGATGGGCCACGAACGACGAACTGCACTGGATGGTCTGGATCGCCGGCGAGTTGCAGCGGTAGCACCTTGCCGACGAGCGTGAGGAACGCGGCTGGGTTGTCAATTGCCCGCGCCAGAAGATATTCACGGCCACCAGCATCCTCGAGGGCGCCGAGGATCATTGCCTTGACATCGGAGCTGAGTTTATTGGGCACTCCGGGCTTGCGACCGGCGCCGTGACGCCTGCCACCGTGTCCCGGCATGATTCACCAGTGTTCTTTTTCAAGACGCTGTCGCATGGCCAGAAACGCAGTCAACGGGTTGCGGCGCGTTGTTTAGCTGTCATGGCACCGCGCTTGGTTCCCTTCGCGGTTGCAGCAAGGGAGCCTTTCTTGAGGTCTCCGGCTCGCTGGAGGCTCGCAACTGCGATTGGATAGGCGGAGCTTTCCTTGACGCCGCGAGCCCGAATCTTACTCACCGCTTTGTCCAAGATGGCTGGCATCATTTGTCTCCGTTGGCGTGGTCGAATGCGCCGAGCAGTTGCTGCCTACGGTAGCCGATTTCGAGTCTGAGTGCTGCGATTTCCTGGTCGTCTGAGAGGATGCGGCCATCGAACAGGTTGCCGAGGACTTCGACCATGGCTTCGGCGAGTTTGAGGAGGAGTTCGCGATCCGGGTTCTCGCCGGCTGGCATCAGTTTTCTCCTCGTGGTGCGAGGGCATCGAGAGGGACTCGGACGGTGCGGAGGTGCCCGAGGAACATGACGGTGATGGTTGCTTCGTCGTGGTGTTGAGAGGTGACGACGGCGGGTAGTCCGGCGAAAGGGCCTTGTGCCAACGTACAGGCGGCTCCAGGGCGCCATGCGGCTTTGGTAGGGGTCAGACGGCCTCACCGGCCTGTAGCGCCTCCACAGCGCCCGCGTTGACCCACTGCACTTCCGCCCCGCATCGGATGACGTCCCGCACGCCTGGTGTCTCGCGGATTGGCCGGCGTGGCTCGCTGCTATCGTAGCGTACGAACAAGTAACCACTGAAGAGCGGGGCGAGGATGCTAGTGGTGTGGGCGGTTCGCCCGTCGCGGCGTTTGGTGGCGTAGAGGGGGAGGAAGACGAGATATCCGCGGCGTTGAAGATTGGCCTCGGCCCAGAACTCGGCTTGTGGGTGAGTTTGGGCGACGATCCAGCCGATACGGTTGGAATTGCCGTAGCACCCGAGGTGGTCGCGGCTCACGGGCTCGTGGGTTTCTAACCGGCATGGTGGTGCGGCGTCAAGCATAGGGTAAGTGCGCCAATTCGCGCGCTAAATACCTGCGATTTTGCGCCAATTCCGCTTCGGACGGAGGGTGTTGCGCCAATTTAACAGGCCCTTTGGGGCCTGAATTGGCGCACCTCGCCCTCCGCGCGCCAATTCGCGCGCCAAAAAAGCCGATTCGTGATGGTGAATTGGCGCGCTTCATGTCGGTCTGTGGGCGTCGTTGACGGTGATGCCGGGGATATTTTTGCGGAATTTCGGGTGGCGGTACTGCGTCACGTAGAGCAGGCCGGACTTGATCCAGTCGTTGATCATCTTGGCGGCCTGTTTCTCGGTGACGCTGAACATTTCGCAGAGGACGTTGCCGCACCAGCGGTCGGACGACTGGCCGCGCTTGGAGGGGGTATAGAGTACGCCGGGCTCCGGCCCTGCCTTGATGGCATCGAGGGCGGTATTGAGTTCGTTGGTGGGTGCGGTGGCGAGTTCGTTATCTGGTGGCTGCCACGGGACGATGGCGCCGACGCTGTCGCCGTTTGGGTACATCGGGTCGAAGGTATTGCCGAGCTTGATGGAACGAAGCTGAAACCACCGGGCTTTGGCGGCTGGTGCCATGTTGCGCTTGGCGTCGTCGAGGCGGACGTAGGTTAGGCGGTCGTCATCGTGGATGCCGAACTCCTCGGCCTCGAACGCCGACATGGTGGTCATCAGCAGGCCGACGCGGGCGCTATCGGAGAGGGCCTTAGCGCCACGAGCGGCGTCGATGCCGGTGGCGTCACCTTTGCGGACATGGTGGACGAGGAGCACGGCGCAGTTGGTGGCGCGGGCGATGCGTCGCCAGACGGCGGCTGCCTGGATCATCTGAGGGTTAGAGTTCTCCTCGAGAGTGTGGCTCTCGGCGAATGGATCGCAGACGATGACGCCGATGCTGTTCTCGCGGATTAGGGCGACAAGGGCCTGCTCGTCGGGATTGGCGACATAGAATCCATTGTCGTCCCTGGCGGGAGCGGCGAGGGTGAGGCCATGGCCGTCGCAGTCCTCGAGGAATAGCTTTCCATCAAGGTCTTCGCGGCGGATCTTATGGGCAAGCATGACGGCGGCGACGCGGCGTTCGAGCTCGTCCATGGGGTCGTCGAGGTTGATGACGGCGACGTTGACGGGGGCGAAGATGTAATCGCCGAGGAAGGATCGGTGTGCGGCGAGGGCGATGCCGACGGCCATGGCGTAGGCGGATTTGCCGGTGCCGCCTGGGGCGACGAGGACGGTAACAAAGCCCCGGATGAGTTGGGTGCCATAGAGCCACTGGCGGGGCAGCAGCGTTTCGGGATTGGGTAGCCTGGCCGGACGCAGCGCCAGCTTGCCGTTGCCACGAGGAGGCGCCCCCCCTCCGTCGTCTTTACCGCCGGGCAAAAGCCTGAAGCGGGCGGTGACCTCGTTGAGTTCCTCGACCACCTGCATCTTGGCCATGTGGGCTGCGAGCTCAGCCGGCCCCATCTGGGAGACGTCAACCATGTCGCTGCCTCCCGGCATAGAATGCCTGGCGATCGGCGCTGATGGTCACGTCGGGTTCATCGAACGGGAATCCATCAGCGCCATTTACGCCGTGGGCCTCGGCCAACACCTTGTTGCGCGGCTGGCGCAGGGCGAGCAGGGGCTTGATGCGGCTGCGTATGCGCATAGCCGTGACGGCCTGCTGGGTTTCCAGGCGCTCTAGATGCAGCCCGAGGATGTGTTTCTGGAGGCGGAACACGTCGGTGGCCTTGTATGGCCCGAGTTCGCCTAAGCGCTCGGCACGGACGGTGCTGAGGAGCATCTCGGTGTGGGCTGTGGTGAGGGTGAGGTAGCCGCGGGCGACTGGGTTGGCCAGTTCGGCGGCGAGGGCATAGGCGCAGGCCATAGCGGGCACAGTCTCCCCTTGTGCGGCAGGGGGTGGCGCGCTAGAAGGGGGATGCACTTTACCCCTCATCGCGGCCGACCCCGGCC